TGCGAACGCACGACCGTCTCGGTGCTGCACCGGGTCCGGGACCTTCCGGCCTGGGGCGCACCGGTAGAGGGCTATTACCGATGGGTCTGATGGAACATCCCGAGACGCGCTGCATCATTACCCCGCATCCGGTCACGCTGGACGGGCAGCGGAACATCGCGGCCGAGATGGCGCCGGGCGAGAAGTTGGGCGCTTTCCTCGCGCGCACCGTGCCGGGATGGGAGACGGACCTCTGGGAGGTGCGGGTCAACGGCCATGTCGTGCCTGCGCAGCTGCTCCCGCATGTGCGCCCGAAGCCGGGCGCGGTCATCGAGGTGCGCGGTGCCGTCAACCGGCAGGCCCTGCAGATCGTAGCGCAGGCGGCTCTGATCTACTTCACTTTCGGCTTCGGCACGGCGACGGCCGGTGCATGGGGTGCGGGGGCCGCGGCCAGCGCATTCGGCGGTGGGCTTGCCGGCGCGATATTCGCCACGGGCGTCTACGCCGCCGGCTCCATGCTCATCAACAAGGTGCTGGGGCCCAAGCTGCCTGGCGCACGCACGCGCGACCAGAACCCGGTCTACTCCATCAGCCAGTTCCGGAATCAGGCCAGGCATTACGAGCCGCTGCCGCTGGTCTTCGGCACCGTGAAGTACGCGCCGGACGTGATCAGCAACCCGTACTGGTGGTTTGAGGGCGACGACCAGTACATGGGCGTGGTCATGACGCCCGGAATCAACGCGCACAGCGTCGAGGCCCTGTACAACGGCGAGACCATGCTGACCTCCTACGAGGGCGTCCAGGTCTACCACTCCGGTTTCCCGGGGATGCCGGAGCAGCCGATCCCGCTGTACAGCAACGCTGACACCATCGCTGGCGGCGAGCTGGAGAAGGATGTCTGGGTCGAGCGGACGACCAGCACGGGCACGGTGCGCATCCAGGTCAACCTGGAATACGTGCTCGGCGACGTCACCAGCAAGGGCAAGCCGAAGCGCAACACCGCGTATGTGGATGTCGAGTACAGGCAGACCGGGACGACCACGTGGCTCCCGGCCACCACGCGGATGTTCGTCAACGACACCTACGACCCGAAGCGGGCCACGCTGTCGTTCGACGTGCCAGCGGGTCAGTACGATGTGCGCGTGCGCCGGCGCGAAGGTTTGGAGATCGAGAACGCCAAGGCGCAGTTCCAGTGGTCCACGATGACCTGCGTGCAGCGGGATACTGCCGACTACTCCGGCATCCCGCGCATCGGCATCCGCGTTAAGGCCAGCGGCCAGCTGGCCAGCGGCGTGATGGACGAGGTCAATTGCGTCGTCCACTCCCGCCCAATCCCGGTGTGGAATGGCAGTGCGTGGGTGACCGAGGAGACCAGCAACCCCGGCGCGCAGATCCTGGCCTACGCCCGCGGCATCTACGACGAGAACGGCCGCCTGCTGGCCGGCATGGGCCTGCCGGATTCGATGATCGACATCCCGGCCCTGCAGGCATTCATGCTGCACTGCGCGGCCGAGGGGTACACGTACGACAACGTCGTGCGGGAGCCGCGTACCCACGGCGAGATGCTGGATGCGCTGGCGCTGGCCGGGTTCGGCCAGATGACCTGGCAGGCCGGCAGGTTGTCGGTGGTCTGGGCGGCCGAGGGGCAGCCGCTGTCTGGCGTCGTGAACATGGCGACCATCCGCCGCGGCACCTTCCAGGTGGACTACACCCTGGCGGACGCGGCCGACGGCGTCGAGTTCACCTACTACGACCGCAGCGACTGGACCACCAAGACCCTGCGCGTCAACAAGCCGGGTGTGACCGTCGCGCTCGCCCCAGCCCAGATCCAGGGCGAGGGCATCACCACCGAGGCGCACGCCGCGCAGATGGCACGGTGGCACCTCGCGCAGAGCCTCTACCAGTACAAAGAGGTCACGTTCGGCACGGACCTTGAGCATCTGTCTTACCGGCGTATGTCGGTGCTGGCGCTGCAGCACGACCTGACGCAGTGGGGCTATGGTGGGCGCCTGCGCGGTGCCTCGATCGTCGGTGGGATCGTGTCCCTGGCGCTGGACGAAGAGGTGCCGGCCGGCGCATCGCCGTACATCGGCCTGCGCATCCCCGGAGAGCTGGTCTACCGGGTGTTTCGCGTCCAGGCGCTGTCCGAGCCGTCCAGCACGGTGACCCTGCTCGACCCGTGGCCCGAGGACGCGCCGCTGCCTGGCGACAGCGACGACAACCCGGCTTGGGACACCATCTGGGTCTACGACTTCAAGGCCACCCCTGGGTATCGGGTCCGCGTCGTCGGCATCGAGCCGGACGCCGACTACGAGTCGGCCACCATCCGCGTGGTGCCCGAGTCGCAGGAGCTGTGGACCTACGTCAAGACGGGGTCCTATGTCCCGCCGGCATCGGGCAGCCTGCTGCCGGTCAAACCAGTCGCATCGAACCTTCAGATCAGCGAGGCGCAGGTGGTGCAGGGCGACACCGTGTACACCGAGCTGGTCTGCCGGTTCTCGGTGAGCGGGCCGATGGCATTCGCAACGGTGCACGCCGCCCAGCAGCTTGACGGCGACTGGACTGAGCTTGTCCAGGTCGCGGAGACGCGGACCACGGTGGCCAGGTTCCGCATCCCTTCGGCGGGCATCTACAAGGTCGTGGTGCGGCCCTACAACGCCGATGGCATCGTGGGAGGCGTCGCGGAGACGACCTACGTCACCGTTGGTGCGGATGTTCCGCCTCCGCCGTTCGACACCGTGGGGGTGCAGGCGCTCGGCGGCGGCGTGCGCAGGTACTTCTGGGGCTACAACAGCACGACGCTGCAGGCCCCGGACTACGCTGGCGCCGAGGTGCGCTACATCGCGGGCACGCATGCGGATCCCGATTGGGACGCGATGCAGCCGGTGGTGGGCGATGGATTCCACACCGCGCCGTTTGAGGCGGTCGTGCCCGACGCCGGCACGTACACGTTCGCATTCCGAGCCCGCAACACGTCCGGCCTGCTGTCTCCGCAGACGGTCGTGACGACGACCCTGCCGGCGTCCCTCGGCGAAACCCTGGACGAGCAGGTGCAGGACCTGGTGGCCGTGCAGGAGGCGCTGGACGCGGAGGTGCAGGCCCGCCTTGCGGGCGACCTGGCCACCGCCCAGCAGGCGGCCGATGATGCCCAGGAGCGCGCGGACGCGGCCCTGCAGGCCGCCAAGATCTATGCCGATCAGGTGGCGGCCGGCGCCGGCGAGTGGGACGAGGAGACCGTCTACGCCGAGGGCGATGTTGTGTTCTGGGGCGGTCGGATGTACCAGTCCCTGGAGGATGGCAACGAGGGGAGCCAGCCGGACCTGAGCCCGTCCGCCTGGCGCGAGATCGGCGAGTACGCCTCGCTGGGCCAGGCCGTCGCATCGGCCATCACCCTGTCCGAGCAGACCGCCTCCGAGCTGGAGGCCGAGGCCCAGCGCATCGACGTGGTGCAGGCCCAGCTGTCGAGCGACAACGCCGGCGACGAGGACTGGAACGCGGGCGATGAGGACGTCTACGCCGGCACGCTGAGCGTGTACTCGGCCTACGCCTCGGCCGACCTGGCCCTTAGCCGGATGATCGAGTCGGCGCAGTCCGAGATCGAGGGCAAGGCCTCGGCGTCGGCCCTGCAGCAGCTGGAATCCACCGTTGAGCGCCACGGCGACGCCATCAGCGCGCAGGCCAGCGCCATCACGTCGGTGCAGGCCGAGGTGGCCGGCAAGGCCTCGGCCTCGGTGGTCCAGGAGATGCAGGCCATCGTAGAGGAGCATGGCGACGAGATCACGCAGATCCTCGCGCAGTATTTCCTCGCGGTGAACGTCAATGGCCGCATCGCCGGTATGAAGCTGGGCACGGACGGCACCACGTCCGCCGTCGAGTTCCTGGCCGACATCTTCCGCGTGGTCTCGCCAAGCAGTGTCGAAGGCATGGAATGGCAGGCCGGATACCTGCGCATCTACGGCGCCGGCTACCAGCGAATCATCGGCTACAGCTTCGGCGTGCCAGGCGACCAGCTTGTTGACTACTTCGGCCCGAACGTCGGCGCCGCTGCAGCCAGCAAGGCAAACGCGGTGATGTGGATGGACAAGTCGGGCAACGCGCATTGGGGCGGCACCGTCACCTCCGGCATCATCACCGCGGGCAACCGCTCCACGGTGGTCGGCGACGTGACGCTGAGCACCGGGGCCTTCGCAACGAAAGGCGGTACGCGGGTCATCCAGTACGGCATGAACTACTCGCGCAGCTACACCTCGGCGACGCAGACTGCTGCGGCGCTGTCGTGCGTGCTCACGCTGCAGCGCCGGCTGAATGGCGGTGCCTGGACGACCATCGACTCGCTGCCAGTGATGGGCATGCAGCAGGTGATCGGCCCCGAGTCTGGCGGATACCTGATCGCCCAGGGCCTCGGCGGCAGCACGTCGTTTTTCGACAACTCCGGCGGAAGCGGGACGCTCGAGTACCGCGTTCTGCTGGGCTCCCGCGTGAATTGGCCGACGCTGGCCGGCGCCGGAAACCAGCAGACGTACATCAACGCCACTGAGTACTGAGGTGGCCCAACAGAGAGGAGGAGCGAGAGATGGTCGAGGCAGGAATTGCAGTAGTTGTTGTGGTGATCGCTGTGTTGGTCGTGTCCAGGCTCCGCAACCGCGGCGGCGGTGGCGGTGGCGGCGGTGGCGACCGCAGCAGCACGCCACCGCGTCAGCAGCAGTGAGCCCATGACGCGGCGGCCCGCCCGCCGCGTCTTCTAACCGCACAGAGGCCAAGGCATGGCACGACAGATCATCGACACCACGACACCGCAGCCGGGCGGCAAGATGGGCGACACCGCGAAGGTGGCGTTCGAGAAGATCAACGGGAATTTCGAGGAACTCTACGACGCGGTAGCCAACATCCCCGAAGATACTACCGGAGACATCGAGGCGCTGGATGTCCGCGTGACCGCCAACGAGGGTGCGATCAGCGAGCTGTTCAACGGCAAGGCCGACGCGACCCATACACATTCGGCTTCGGATATCACCAGCGGCACGCTTTCGGACGCGCGTCTGCCGAGTACGATGTCGGGTAAGACGTTCAACGGCGACGTGGTTGCGGCGGGACGAGTTACCGCGAGTGAATTTGCGAGCCCCGACGGCACCCCAGGCCCAAAGTATTTTGTTGGGGATGACGCTGCACTGCATGACGTCAATCTCCCTCACACCATCGGTGTGGCTGGCATCGATTCGCCTGCGCACGGGTACATCAAGTTTGGAACTGCGCCGGGCGTGATTGGCTGGGACGGCTCGATCCACATTGTAGAGACATCTCTACGCGTCTACGGTGACGTGATAGCAAATGGATTTCCAACCGCGTCGTCCCGGGCGCTCAAGTGCGATATCAGGCCGCTACACGTTGACGCCGACATCATCGACCAATTCCAGCCCGTGACCTTCCGGTACAAGGCCGCGCCCGAACGCGAAGTCTCCGGCTTGATCCTCGAGGATGTCACCCAAATCTTCCCGCTGGCATGCACCGGCGACGGTATCGACTATGGCCAGCTGGTTCCCCTGCTGATCGCAACGATCCAGCACGACCGCGCCCAGCTACGCGACCTGGCCGCTCGCGTGGAGGCGCTCGAACAGACACTGGGCCAGACGCTGCACGATCTCCCCGCGCAGCCGACCGGTGACTCCGAGGCGTAGGGAAATTCCGACAGCGCCGGCGGCGCGGGCCTGATTCACGGCCTGCGCCCCGGCGCGCACCATCCACTGGCCAGCAACGCGCGGCGCCGGCTACCGCAGCCCAGGCAGTCCCCCCGCGCGGCCCCGCCCCGGCGGCGGGGCGCTGGCTCTATTCAGCGTGAACGCCAGCAGCTCGTTGGGGTGCCCGCGTCCTGGGCGGAAATCCCGGACGTGGGAATGCGCTGATGGGGTAGGCAGGATTCGCCACAAATCCTGCTCCGCACCCCCCCCAACTTTGACCCGGTGCGCGGCAAGCCCCGCCGTTCAGGGCGGGGCTGGACGGCGCGCGCGGTGAGACGGCAGGGCGTAGGATGCTGCCAATGCTCAGGCCGCTCGCTGCCGGGTACCGGTGGAACCGGTCGCCCGGGGTCCGCATCTTCTGCTTCAACTACTGGACCGTGGCCGTGCTGCGGCCGGCGCCGGGCGGGCGCGTGGCC